GACAGCACGGAGCCAATCAGCTGCGAAGAAGCCAGGAGCGAGCAGCTGCGGAAAAGCGCTATCGGCCGGATCGGCCAGGTATCCGGCTACTGTGTGAACGACGGCTGCATCGCCCAGTACCAGAAGGACGGCATCAAGAGGCTGTGCACGTTCACCGCCATGGTGACAGAGGTGCTGGAGCAGGACGACGGCGTATCCGTGACGAAGTACCTGCGGATCGACGGCTGGAAGGCCAATGGACGGCAGCTGGCACCGGTGACCGTGAAGGCGGATGCGTACAAGCGGATGGACTGGGTCGAGGCCGCGTGGGACGTGTCCGCCACCATCCTGCCCGGGAACAGTCAGCGCGACAAGGTACGTTATGTAGTGATGGAGGCGAACGCCGACCACGTGCAGCGCGTGACCGAGTATACGCATACTGGCTGGCGGAAGGTGGGACGGAAGTGGTGCTACCTGTACGAGGGCGGCGCCGTGGGCACTGACGATGTGCGGGTGAAGATCCAGAGCGGCCTTGAGCGGTACTGCCTGGATACGGGCTATGACGACAGGTATGAGCCGGGCGACATGACGATGGTGTCGATGCTGTCGGATGTGATCCCGCGGAAGATCTCTGTGCCGATGCTGGGCTTCACCTTTCTAGCGCCGCTGCGGGACGCGCTGCATCGCGCCGGATGCGCGCCGGCCTTCCTGATGTTTCTGCGGGGCGGCACCGGCATCGGTAAGAGCACGATCAGCAGCCTGTGGCTGAACTTTTTTGGGCGCGGCTTCAACGAGGGGGAGCAGGTGGCGACCTACAAGGACACGATGAACTCCATCCGGAAGAAGGCGTTCATACTGAAGGACATGGTGCTGGCCATCGACGACTATCATCCAAGCGGAACGATCCAGGATAAGCGGAACATGGACGGCATCGCGCAGATGCTGGTGCGGTCCTTCGGCGACCTGGCCGGGCGCGACCGCGCTTCGGCAGAGGGCGGGCTGGCCGGGACGCCACCGCCCCGATGCCTGGGCATCACCAGCGGCGAAGACGTGCCGAGCGTCGGCGAGAGCGGCATCGCGCGATTCTATACCATCGACCTGCGGAAGGGAGATATCAACATGAGCGACGAGCTGCTGGAGCTGCAGGAGATGGCGCGGCGCGGCGGTATGGCGCGGATGATGCGCAGATACATCGAATGGCTGATACCGCAGATGGACGAGCTGCCGGAGAAGCTGCGGGCGAAGTGGCTCGAATACCGGCGACTGGTGCAGGGCATGAAGCTGTCGCACACCCGCGCTCCCGGCGCGATCGCCCACCTGCTGCTGGGGTACGAGATGTATCAGGAGTTTCTGGTACAAACCGGGATCGTGCCAGGCCGCGACAGCGAATGGAAGGACGCAGACTTCCGGCAGGCCGTGGCGGATATACTCACCAACGCCGTGGCGCAGAGCACGGAGAGCGTTGAAGAGAGGCCGACGAGGATGTACCTGAACACGCTGCGGGAGCTGCTGATGACGAAACAGGTGTACGTGGAGACACTGGGCAGCACGACAGGTGGGAACCCGCCGCCCAGGAGCATACAGATCGGATACGCGGACGCGAGCTGTTACTATCTATTCCCCGGCCCCAGTTACAGCGCGGTTTACGAGCAATATGCGCGGCGCGGCGTGGTGTTTCCCCTGGGCGAGCGGTCGCTGTACAAGCAGCTGCGGGAGGATGAGATGATCCTGCCGGACGCAAAGGGCGGCAAGAGCACCCGGGTCAAGGAGATCGGCGGGAAGAAGATGCGGTATCTGTGGGTGCCGCGGGAGAAGATCGACGGCGTGGATGAGGCGAAGCCGACGCAAATGTGGCTGCAGGAGGAGGACGATGGAGATAACCCGTTCAAGGCGTGATGGGCTGTACGCCCTGTGTCCGTACTTCCGGGCACGGTGCGACTATCGCGGCCAGCACTACATCAAATGCCGCGCGACGATGCGCTTCATGACAGCCGAGGCGCGGGACAGGCACTATCGGACGGATTGCTGCGGCCAGTATCGTGGCTGCGGCGTATACAGGAAGGGGCGCGAGCATGGACAGGGCGAGCGAGCTGATGATGGCGATCCGGGCTAAATGCCTGGACTGCTCCGGAGGGAGCCGTAAGATGGTCAAGGGCTGCACGGTGCGGGACTGTCCGCTCTGGGTGTACAGGACGCATGAAGCGGAGACACGGCAGCGGACACCGCGGGGGCAGATCTACATATTCGACGTATTGGAGGATAAGCGAGCATGAACAAGGCGATACTGATCGGGAACCTGGTGGCGGATCCGAAGCAGCGGACCACCCAGAGCGGCACGGAGCAGAGCAGCTTCCGGATCGCGGTGCAGCGGCGGTTCGCCCGCGAGGGCGAGGTGCAGGCGGACTTCTTCGACGTGGTGAGCTGGGGGCAGACGGCGAGCTTCGTCAATATGTACCTGAAGAAGGGGCGTAAGGTGGCCGTGGAGGGACGCATCCAGAACCGGACCTACGACGCGGAGGACGGCAGCAAGCGGTACGTGACGGAGATCGTGGCCGACAGTGTGGAGGCACTGAGCCGCCGGGAAGACGGAGGCGAGGCATGACCGCGCTGGAACTGCTGGAGCGCTGCCGGAAGTATCCAGCGGAGAAAGCCGAGATCAACGAGCGGATCTGGCGATGGCGCGACAGCCTGGACAGGCTCGGGATGCAGCTGCGCCCGAATGGAGGGAGTCACGGCAGCGGCTCCGGCGACAGGATGACCGCGGTAATGGCGGCGATCGACGAGCTGGAGCGGGCGCTGCAGAAGCGGGACCGGGAATACACAGCGGAGACGCTGGCAGTGAACCGGCTGCTGGAGGGCCTGCCGGGTCTGGAGGCTGCCATCATGGCGCGGTACTACCTGGACGGCATGACGCTCAGCGCGATCGCCCAGGCTATGGGCTACAGCTACGGCTATGTGCGCGTCAGGAAGGCTGAGGCGTGCAGCCGTCTGGCGCTCATCAGTCCGCAGAAGATCATGACGCTGCTGCCGGCCTGGTATATTGAAAATATGTAACATCATATTACACTGATATAACACCCACATGCCCTTGATATTACAGGGCAAAGCGTGTTAGAGTATGATCGCCGGAAGGCACGAGAGAAGCACGGGGAGGATCCGCAGGCGCGGGTCCTCTTCCTGTTTTTGGGGGGAGGCGCGTGCAGCAGAAGCAGAGCGATCCCTTCTATCATACGACAGCCTGGAAGAAGGCGCGGGCGGAGCGGCTTCGAATGGATCACGGCATGTGCGCGGAGTGTATGCGGCTCTATGAAGCCGGGCTGCTGCGGGGCCCAAGGCGGGCGACTGTGGTCCACCACGTGAAGCCGCTGAAGGAATACCCGGAGCTGGCGCTGAGGCTGGACAATCTGGAGAGCCTGTGCGAGCGTCATCATAATGAAGCGCACCCGGAGAAGGGGCAGGCGCCGGAGAAGCGGGGCAAAAAGCCGGGGCTCCGGGTGATCAAGGTTTAGGGGGGAGATCCATGAACGCGGATCTGCGGACGCGGCATATGGCGCAGATCGAGGACGCTTCGGCGATCGCGCTGTACGATATGCTGTGCGAGGCATGTGACTCGCGCGCGACCGGCATGACCGACGCGGAACAGGTGCTGGTGGCGGATGTGGCGATGCTGGAGCAGCTGAAGCAGCAGCTATACGCCGATATCAAACAGCGCGGCGTGATGACGAACTTCCGCAACGGGCGCCAGCATATGATCCTGGAGAACAAAGCCGTGGCGAGCGTCAAGAGCGTGATGGATCAGCAGCGAAAGCACCTGGCCGAGCTGAGGCTGACGCCGAACAGCCAGAAGAGCCAGCTGGTGCCGATCAAGACTGACGGATTTGACGAGTTCTGACGCGCTCGGACGTCTCTACGGATACGTGGAGGACGTACTGGGCGGCCGGATCACGGTGTGTGCAAAGGTTCGGCGATCCTGCGAGAGATTCCAGCGGGATCTGAAGCGCAGCCGCGAGGATCCGCGCTATCCCTGGCGCTTCGACGAGGAGCTGGCGGCGCGGCCTGTCCAGTTCATGGAGCGCTTTCTGAAGCCGACCAAGGGCGACTACGACGAGCTTCGCCTGCTGCCCTGGCAGTGCTTCGTGGAGGGGAATCTGTACGGATGGGTGGACAGGGAGACCGGGCTCCGGCGCTTCCGGGAGGCCATGATCATCATGGGCCGCGGAAACGGGAAGAGCACCATGGTGGCCGGGAATGCCACCTACGGGGCGTGCAAGGATGGCGAGCGCGGCGCGGACATCTACCTGCTGGCCAACTCGAAAGAACAGGCCGGGAACGTGTTCGACGAGTGCCGGAAGCAGATCGCTTCCTCCCCTACCCTCTCCAGCCGCTTCCGGCCACTGCGGGACGGCGTGTACTACGACGCCATGCAGGCGACCATCAAGAGCAGGAGCAGCGACAGCCACAAGCTGGACGGCCTGAACCCACACTTGGCCATCTTCGATGAGATCCACGAGTACAAGGAATTTAAGCTTATCAACGTAATTCGGAGAGGCATGAAAAAACGCCGGCAGCCGCTGACCATCTATATCACGACGATGGGCACGGTACTGGACGGAGCGCTGACGCAGCTGTACCATCTCTTCAGCGACGCGCTGGAGGATGGCGTGCTGCAGGCTGAGGTGGCGGACCGGATGTTCGCGTACATCTGCGAGCTGGATCCGGAGGACGACATCGACGACGAGAGCACCTGGATCAAGGCGAACCCGAGCTTGGGGACGCTGCTCCACATCGAGGACCTGAGGGAAGACTGGCAGCGCTCGAAGCTGACGCCGGCGGAGAAGGCCGACTTCATCACGAAGCAGTTGGACGTGGCGGTGGACAGCAGCGAGGCGGCCTACCTTCCGATGGAGATCATCAACCGGAACAGAGACATCATCCGGCTGGAGGACGTGGCCGGGCGGGCCTTTTACGGAGGGTACGACCTTTCGTCGAGAGAGGACTTCACGGCCGCGTGCTTGCTGACCAGGCTCGACGACGGGCGCTGGTTCGTGTTGCACCACAGTTGGACCACGAAGCGGAAGGCCGAGCTGGATAACGAGAAGATCGACTACTACAGCTTCGCGATGCAGGGCATCCTGGACATCTGCGACGGCGAGTACATCCGCCAGGAGACGGTGCTGCAGTGGTTCCGGAAGATGGCGGAAACCTATGAGATCACGTGCATCGGCTACGACCCGGCGAACGCGCAGTGGCTGAACCAGGCGCTGGAGGCGGAGGGCTTCGCGACGAAGATCGTGCGGCAGGGCCCGATCACGTTGAACGATCCCATGAAGTCGTTCCGCGAGGCCATGATCGATGGGATGATCGTCACCAATGACGATCCCCTTCTTCGGTGGTATATGCACAATGTGAAGCTGCGGAACAACTACCAGGACCGCGAAAAGGAGAACTGGATGCCCACCAAGACAAACCGATACAGGAAGATCGACGGCTTTATGGCGCTGATCGACGCTTGGTGCGTGGCGCAGGAATACGAGGCGCCGCAGGGTACCGGGGACGCGGGCATCGAGATCATTAAACTGGATTTTGGCAAGAAATCGACAGGAGGGCTCATATATGGGGCTGTTTAAGAGGTTCCGGAACGAGAGCCGGAACAGGGAGCCGCCCAAGCTGACGCAGATGCGAGGCGTGCTCCGGCAGCGGGCAGATTTTACCCTGAGTGGCTCCGAGGCCATCTACGCGGCTGTGTCCAGGATCGCAAACACGATCGCGGAGCTGCCGATCCACCTGTACCGTGGGCAGGAGCTGCAGGCTGACCACCCGCTGGAGCGGCTGATCGCCTACGCGCCGAGCCCGTGTATGACGGCCTTCACCTTCCGGCAGACCATGGAGTCAAACAGGAACGCGGAGGGCAACGCCTACGCGCTGATTGTTCCGGACCTGGACGGCCGGCCGGCGCAGCTGGACGTGCTGGATCCGGCGCACGTGGTGCCGATGCGGGACGCGGAGACGCGGGAGCTGTGGTACCAGTGGCTGATGGCAGACGGCCGGCCCATGACGGTGCACCACTCCTCCATGATCGTGCTCAGGCATATGAGCGCCAACGGCGAGAAGGGCGTGCGTCCGATCGATGTGCTGCGGGGGACTCTCGGCTACGACGCCAAGATCAAGGAGTTCTCCAGCCGCCAGCTGGAAGGCGTGAACAGCGGCGTGGTGTTAAACGTGCCCGGTGTCGGACTGAATCCGGAGAAGAAGCGCGAGGTCATCCGCCAGTTTTTGGACGCCTACCAGGACAGCGGCGGGTCCGTGGTCATTTTGGAGGGCGGCATCACGGCGACGACGCTGACGCAGAGCCCGGTGGACGCGCAGGTGCTGGATGTGGAGCGGATCACCCGGAACAGGGTGGCGACCGTGTTCAATATCCCGCCGCACATGCTGGGCGATTACTCCGACACCAGCTACGCCACGGCGGAGCAGTCGATGCTGGAGTTTTTGCAGATGACCATCAACCCCATCGTGGAGCAGTGGCAGGACGAGCTGAACCGAAAGTTGTTGACCTGGGAAATGATGCGGGAGGGCTACGGGTTCCGCTTCAATTTGGCGAACCTGTGGCGGACCGATATGAAGACCATGGCCGAGCGCGCCCAGATGGGCATCCGCAGCGGATGGCTGACGCCGAACGATCAGAGGCGGCAGGACGGCCTGCCGACCATGGCCGAGGGCGACACGCTGATGGTGAGCCGCGACCTGGTGCCTCTGCGCGAGGCTGTGAAGGGAAGTGTTAACGTATGAGACGGCAGTATCCGATCTGGAACGCTGTGACGATGCCGGAGGGGAAGCCGGACGTGATCCGGCTGGACGGCCCGATCGCTTCGGAGGCCTGGTGGGACGACGACAGCGCGACGCCTGCCAGCTTCCGGCAGCTGCTGGACGCGCATCCGGGCGATCTGGTAGTGTACATCAACTCGCCGGGCGGCGAGGTGGTGGCAGCGACGGAGATGTACACCATGCTGAAGGAGCACCCGGGGCGCGTGACTGTCAAGATCGACGGCATCGCGGCCAGCGCGGCCAGCGTGGTGGCCATGGCGGGCGATGAGGTGTATATGGCCCCCACGGCGTACATGATGATCCACAACGCGCTGAGCCTGGCGGCTGGGAACAAGGACGACATGCGGCACGAGGCGGATGTGCTGGAGGAGATCGACAAGGGCATCCGCACGGCGTACCGGCTGCGGACCGGACTCAGCGACGCCAAGCTGGAGCGGATGATGACGGACGAGACCTGGATGAGCGCGGCCACGGCTGTGGCGCTGGGCTTCGCGGACGGCATCATCGGCGTGGAGCCGGAAGAGGATCCGGAAGAGGATCCGGAAGAGCCGCAGGAGCCGCTGGAGGAGGAAGAGGGCGAAGAAGAGGAAGAGCAGGAGAAGCGCGGGATCGCGCGGACGAACCTGTACGGCCTCCCCTACGTCGCCTATTCCGGGCGGATGGCGGCGGATGAGCTGATGGCGGGCATCCGCAGGAAGCTGGAAGAAGAGAAACAGGAACCAATGGAGCCGGTGGCAGCCGAAGAGAAGGCTGACGCTATAGAGAAGCTCAGGCTTCGGCTGCTGAGCTACTAAAGACGGGGGGTAAAGAGATATGAGAGATCTGCAGGCGCTGCGCGAGAAGATCACCAACGCGCAGAACGAACTGGATCAGCGCCGGATCATGAACCGGGCGCTGGCCGACAAGACCGATGTGACCAGCGATGAGATCACCAAGGCCCTGGAGGAGACGAAGAAGCTGGAGGCGCGCATCCAGCTCATGCGCGACGATCTGGCTGCCGAAGAGAAGCGCGGCTTCAGCCCGTTCAAGGGCCAGCCGGAAGAGAACCGCAGGAGCGCGATCCTCTCCAGCCGCGAATACGCCAGGGCGTTCCGCGACGCCATGCGCGAGGGCGTGAGCATCCAGGCGGCGCACTCTCAGGAGAAGTACCGCATCCTGCTGGATGCCATGACCGAGACCGGCGGCAATCCCGCGGGCAGCGCGGGCGGCTTCCTGGTGCCCGCGGACGTCGACGTGACCATCCGCGAGACGATGCGGAACCTGGTCCGCCTGGCTGACCTGTTCGATGTGCAGGAGGTCGGCAGCAACACCGGCACGCGCACCAAGGACGTGGCGCCCACCACCGGCTTCTCCGCGCTGACCGGCCAGGCCACCGCGAACGCGGTCAAAGAGGACGACCAGCCTGTGTTCGCGCAGGTGCCCTACAGCCTGACCACGTACGGCCTCAACATCCCGATCAGCAACGAGCTGGTGGCGGACGAGCAGGCCGACCTGTTCGGCTACCTGGGCCGCTTCTTCGCCAAGAAGCAGGCCATCACCGAGAACAACCTGCTGCTGGGTATCCTGGGCGACCTGACCAGCCAGACGGCGGGCACCGGCGAGACGCTGCACGACATCCTGCGGCGGATCCTGAACAAGGTGCTGGATCCGGATATCGCCCTGAACGCGGCGGTTATCACCAACCAGAGCGGCTTCCAGCTGCTGGACTCCGCGAAGGACACCAACGAGAGGCCGCTGCTGCAGCCCGACCCGACCACCGGCACGCCGATGCTTTTCAAGGCGAAGCCCATCACGGTCATCTCCGACGCGATGCTGCCGAATCCGACTGGCAAGGACGCCGTGTTCTACGTCGGCGACTTCAAACAGTACGGCACCCTGTTCGTCCGCCAGCCGCTGGAGATCGCCAGCACCATCGAGGGCGGCGCCGCCTGGCGCAGCTACTCCACGGAGGTGCGCGGCATCACCCGCCTGGCCGTGGCGAAGTTCGACACCGACGCCGCCGCGTGCTACACGCCGGCGAGCGCGACCTGACCGGCGGCCGCAGGCCGCCCGCTACTGACGGAGGTGTGATCTATGGGAGTACGTGAAGACATCCATGCGATGGCACAGGGCATCGAGGCGCAGAAGGAACTGCCCGATGTGACGGCGGACGACGACGGCAAGAAGCTGGGCGTGAGCGGCGGCAAGTGGGCCGCCGTGGAGGCTGAGCTTCCGGCCGCGCCCACCACGGACGGCGCGTACGTGCTGACCGCGACGGTGGACGACGGCAGCGTGGTGCTCAGCTGGGAGAGCGCATAAGGGAGGTGTGACGTATGGCGGATCTGGAGGGGTTCCTGCGGTTCGCGAGGGCGAATGACGAGACGGATCAGGCGCTGGCGCTGCTGCACCTGACGGCCGCCATACGCGAGCTCGAAGAGGCCGGCGTTCCTGAGCGGCACGGGGACATGCTGTACGACCTGGCTGTGTACCAGCTGGGCACGTACAGGATGGACTACGCGGGCGCGATCGACGATACCGGCAAGTCCACCGGCATCCCGGCAGGGCTGCAGGGCATCGTGCACGCGCTGAGGTGACGGCATGAACGTGGGAGAATTTCGGGAAAAGCTCACCTTCGAGGCGCCGGATCCGGCGCACGAGACGGTGGACGCCTACGGACGTCGGTCGGTTCCATGGGTGGAAGTGGCGACCATGTACGGCAGCGCGCAGGACGTGTCCGGGCGCGACTACTGGGACGCCGCCGCCCACCAGCTGCAGCACACTGTCACCATCACGGTGCGGTGGCACTCCAGGATCGATGCCAGCTGCCGCTTCAGGTGGCAGGGCGAGCTGTACCAGATCGACCAGGTGAACCACCTGGGCTATCGGCGCGACTTTATGAGGCTGAAGGCGCACCGGATCGAGCCGAAGGGGTGAGCCGGATGGCCAAATGCAAGGTACAGGGCATCGACCTAGCGCTGGACCGGCTGAGCAAAGAGGCGTCCAGGGTGGCAGTCAAAGGCGCGCAGGCCGTGAAGGCAGGCGCGCAGGTATACTACGACGAGATGCAGCGCAGGATCCCGCGGGACACCGGGGAGACGGCGAAGCACATGAAGATCAAGAAGCCGCAGCAGACGACCGACGGCTGGAGCTGCCTCATCACGTATGAAGGGC